GTTAAGGTCTATGGCGCTTTGCGTAAACGGCTTGGTCAATGCCGGTTTGAGTTTGATGTAGCAACACCAGCGCAAGCAATCAAGGCGTTGTGCGTCAACTTTCCTGGCTTAGACAAGTGGCTGATTGATAGTGAGAAAGATGGTGTTGGCTATCGCGTAGCTGTAAGCAAAGAAAAAGCGACTGAAGAAAATGTTGCTCCTTTGTTAATGCCCTTTAGTGATCGTGAGGTCTTCAGCATTACGCCTGTGGTTGCTGGTGCGGGGCGTGGCGCTGGTCAGATTTTTGCTGGCATTGCTCTGATAGGGCTTGCTGCTGCTGGTGGAGCAGGTTTTTTTGGTGCTGCATTCGCAAAAAATGTCGGTTTATTTGCTGTTGCAACAAACGTTGGTATCTCTCTGACTTTGAGTGGTATTGCCACTGCAATTTCACCGCAGCCTGGTTTAGACAGCACGCTTGACGAATCAGTGCAGCTGGAGTCATTCACCTTCTCCAACGTCGTCAACACGAGTCGTCAGGGGATGCCCTGCCCAATAGCCTATGGACGGCTGTTCGTTGGATCAGCAGTGCTGTCCAGCGGTCTTGACGTTGATCAGGTGCAAGTATGACTCAGACCAAATACGTCGTTGGTGCTGGCGGTGGTGGCGGTAAAGGCGGTGGCAGCAGAAGCACGCCAACCGAGGCGGACGATACGCTCCAGTCGACACAATTTGCCAACGTCCTTGACTTACTTAGTGAAGGGGAGATTGGTGGCCTTGAGGATGGCAACAAAAGCATTTTCTTAGACGACACGCCTGTTCAAGCTGCTGACGGCTCTAACAACTTTGAGGGTTTTACTGTTGTCACGCGCGTTGGAACGCAGGCACAGTCCCATCTTCCCGGCCCTTTTAACGCAACGGAGCGAGAAACGGCAGTTAGCGTTGAGGTCACAAACAGCGCTTCTGTAACTCGTCAAATTACAGACACAGATGTTGATCGTTTGCGTGTAACGCTAACGATTCCTTCGCTGCAAGTATTAGAAGACGACGGAGATATTGTTGGCCACAGCGTTCGCATTAAGATTCAAATTCAGTACAACGGCGGCGGATACAACGACGTTATTGACGACACGATTAGCGGCAAGAGCAGCAACCGCTATCAACGAGACTATCTAGTCAATCTGACCGGTAGCTTTCCTGTTGACGTGCGAATGGTGCGTGTCAGTGCTGATGAGACAAGTACAAAGCGAGCCAGCACCACAATTTTTCAGAGCTTTACCGAGATTATTGACGATAAATTTCGCTATCCCAACTCAGCACTGGTTGGATTGCGGTTTGACTCGCGCCAGTTCAACAGCATTCCAGCTCGTAAATATCTAATTCGTGGAATCAAGGTCAAGATTCCAAGCAACGCGACTGTAGATACAACAACACATCTGGGACGAATCACGTATTCCGGCATTTGGGACGGCACATTTCAAGCCGCAACATGGACAAATGATCCAGCCTGGTGTTTATACGACTTGTTAATTAGTGAGCGTTACGGCGCAGGCATTCCAGAGTCAACACTTGATAAGTACGACTTTTTTGCGATCAGCCAGTATTGCAACGAGCTTGTCGATGATGGAGCGGGTGATTTAGAGCCGCGCTTCAGTCTCAACATGCTGATCAACAGCAGAGATGAGGTTTACAACGTCATCCAGCAGATGACTGCCATTTTCCGTGGCATCGCGTATTACGGCGCTGGAACGTTGCAGCTGCTGCAGGACAAACCATCTGATCCGCAATATCTGCTTAGCCCTAGCAATGTTGTTGACGGTCTTTTTCAGTATCAAGGCACGTCCCAGAAAGCACGCCACACTGTTGCTGTTGTGGCTTGGCAGTCATACGACACCCGTGGTGACGTCGAATATGAATATGTTGAAGACCATGATGCGGTCGCCAAGTACGGCATCATCAAAAAGGACATCAAGGCCATTGGTTGTTACAGCCAAGGTCAAGCGCACCGCATCGGTAAGTGGACACTGCTGTCCGAGCAAAACCTGACTGAGACGATTCAGTTCAGCGTTGCGATTGATAGCGGCATCATCCTGCGACCTGGCAAGGTCGTTGATATTGCTGATCCTGTTCGTGCTGGAAGGCGTCTTTCTGGTCGCGTCAAGACTGCAACCACAACAAAGATCGTTACAGACAGCGCCGATGGCTTGGTCACTGCCCTGGCTGCTGCAAACAATCCAAAGCTGTCAGTAATTTTGCCAACTGGGTTGGTTGAGCAAAGAGATGTGCCTGTTGGCGGCATCACGCTGGTGGGTGGCTCGGAGACTGACTCTATTGGCCGGTTTGATCTTGAGAATGAAACAGATGCTTTGTTGCTTGAAGATGGCAACAGGTACATGCAGCAGGGCACCACGATTGCTGACGGTGCAGAGATTGACGTTGCCAGTGCATTTAGCGAAGCACCTGTTGTTGGATCGGTTTTCCTGTTTCAGAACGATGAAATCCAGTCTCAGCAGTTTCGCGTTGTATCTGTTGCTGAAGCAGAAGATGGAATTTATGGCGTCAGTGCTGTTGCATATAACAGCACGATTTACGATGCAGTTGAGTCTGATGTTGAGCTAACTGCCCGCGACATCAGCAATCTGTCGTTGATCCCCAACGCAGTTGACAGCATCAGCCTTGAAGAATTTTTATATGAAGAAGGCAGCAGCGTGCATGTTGGCGCGTCAGTTAGCTGGAACCATGATCGTGTCAACGTCAGTGAGTTCCGCGTTCAATATCGAGTTGATAACGATAACTGGCAAGCGGTAGAAACATCGTCGCCGTCAGTCACTCTGCGAACACTGCGTGCAGGCCGTTTGTACGTCCAGATCCAAGCCAAGAACTCGTTAGGCAAAGGCAGTCAGATCACGGCTTCAAACTTCCAGTTAGCAGGTAAGACTGCTGCGCCAGCTGATGTGTCTGGTTTCAGCATGATTCCTGTCAACGGGCAGGCACGTCTGACTTGGACGCAAGCCACTGACTTGGATGTTCGTGTTGGTGGTTATGTGCGTCTGCGCCATTCGCCTGATTTGACTGGCGTTACTTGGCCAAACTCAACCAGCATTTCCGAGCAGATTGCAGGCTCTGCAACTGAAGCGTATGCCGACCTTAAGCCTGGAACGTATAGCGCCAAGTTTGTTGATTCTGGTGGCCGCGAAAGCCTGAACGCTGCGCTGATTGAATTTACAAAACCTGATCTTGAAAGCATTGAAGTCGTTGGCGCGTTGGGTTCTACAGAAGACCCATCGTTCAGCGGCACCAAGACCAATCTGGTCGTTGACGCTGTTACAAACGAGCTAGAGCTGGGTGAGACAGGCAGCGAGCTGGCTGCTACCGGAGACTTTGACCTTGAGGATGGCAATGCGTTGCTGCTTGAGGATGACAACACCTACTTATTGCAGGGAGACAACGCGCTCCATACGTCTGGAACGTATGTCTTCAACGGTGGCAACACGTTTACGTTGAGCGATGTCTTTAGCCTGAGGCTGGACAGCACGCTTAGGGCTCGCAGCTTCTTCCCGTACGGAGAGAAGATTGACGACGAACCCGACATTGATGCAGTCACTGACTTTGATGGTGCCGCACCAAACACCTGTGATGTTGAGCTGTATATCCGCACCACGCAGGACGACCCAGCAGGTTCTCCTACGTTTACGAGCTGGCGTCGATTCAATAACGCACAGTTCAAGGCCCGTGGTTATCAGGTGAAGGCAGAGTTCAGCACTGCCGGTGGGCAGGAGCAGATTGCTGTTGACCAGCTCCGTGTTGAGGCTGCAATGCCAAGGCGGTCAGTGACTGGATCGGTGACAACCAGCACCAGCGCAGACGTGTCGGTAACTTACGGCACTGGCAACAAGTTCTATGTGACGCCTTCTGTCGGCATCGTCTTTACGACCAACGCAACAGGCGACTACTACGTCATTAGCAACTCGTCGGCTACCGGATTTGACGTGTCGGTCTACAATTCAAGTGACACCCGGATCGCCAAAACGGTGAACTGGACTGCCACGGGCTACGGGATTGGCTGATGTCCTTTGTAAACGAGACAAAATCCACTCCGATCCAGAATGACACTGGAGCAAACGTCCGGGCGGACATCAACTCCAACATGGCTGCGATTTACAGCCTGAACGCGAGTTCGTCTGAGCCTAGTGCTGATAACTCTGTTGCCCGGATGATCTGGGCGGATGAAACCAATAACGAGCTGAAGATCAGGAACAGCACCAATACGTCGTTTATCACCATTGGCTCTCTCAATGAGACCAATCTTGGACTAGCGCTAAAGGCTAGTCCTACGTTCACCGGCAACGTCACTGTGCCTGCTGGAACGGTCAGCAGCTTGCCTGTTCGTTTTACCGGAGACACGGACACCGGATTTTTCAAAAACAGCGCCAACGATTTCAGCATCGTCACTGAAGGAGTGCGCCGCGCTCACTTTGACGAGAACGGCATCACGATCCGTGATCGTAAAGCGCTGAGACTACGGGACACAAGCAACAGCAACTTTGTTGCGGTTCAAGCTCCGTCAAACGTCACCAGTGATGTGACGTTGACTCTGCCTAGCGATGATGGCAACGCTGATGATGTGCTGCAGACAGACGGCAGCGGCAACCTGAGCTTTGCTGCTTTGCCGCAGGCTGTGCCGACTGGTTCGGTTCACATGATGGCGACGACCACTGCACCGAGTGGTTACCTGAAATGCAATGGCGCTGCAGTTAGCCGGACAACTTACGCCGACCTGTTCGCGATTATTGGTACGACGCACGGTGCTGGTGATGGCAGCAGCACGTTTAACGTTCCAGACCTTCGCGGTGAGTTTGTCCGAGGCTGGGACGATTCTCGTGGTGTAGATAGTGGCCGCAGTTTTGGTAGCTCGCAGTCAGACGCAAACAAGCAGCACAACCACACCGCATCAGCGACTACATCAATCAGCCCTTCTAGCCACAACCACGTCTTCCCTGGTGACGATCAGCTGTCCTTTACTGCCGACAATCAGGGCGGCTGGACTAACAGGCAGACTGGAACGTTTAGCTACGACGCTAGAAGCTCAACCAGCGGCGGTGGCATCATTTATCGCACCAGTGATGCAACTATCACGGGTAGCACGACAGTGACGGTGGATAACAGTGCTGCTGGCGAGGCCAGACCGCGTAACATAGCAATGATGTACGTCATCAAAACGTAAGCCATGGCCGACCGCAAAATTTCGGAGCTGTCTGCACTGTCTGCAGGCAGTCAAGCCACGGGCGACTTGCTGACGATTGTGGATGTCAGCGAAGCTGCTGCGGCTGACAAGAACAAAAAGATCACGGTTGAAGCTTTTGTCCAGGGCATCCCGACGGACGCAGAAATCAACGGCGTTGATGTGGGACGTGGAGCAGGCAACCAGACTGGCAATCTCGTTGTTGGCAGATCTGCTCTCGATGCAAACACCACTGGCAACCATAATGTGGCAGCAGGCACTTCAGCGTTAGGAGCAAATACAGAGGGAGACCAAAACACAGCAGTTGGATCTAATGCTCTCCTTTCTAATACTGTTGGCGATGGTAATGTCGCTGTTGGCTATCAAGCGCTCGATGCAAATACAACTGGTGACGACAACACTGCAGTCGGCAAAGGTGCATTAAGTGCTAATACAACTGCACATGACAACACAGCAGTTGGGCAGTCTGCTTTAACAGAAAATACCACTGGTGCGCGAAGCGTAGCTGTAGGCAAGGAAGCTCTACAGAAAAACAATGCTGACGATAACGTTGCAGTCGGTTATCAGGCGCTGGAAGAAACAACTTCTGGTACAGATAACGCGTCAGTCGGTAACTTTAGTCTTGCCAATAATACAACAGGCGATAAGAACGTAGCTTTAGGTCGGAGTGCTCTTGTATCCAATACGACTGCAGATAACAACACTGGCATCGGCTACCAAGCTCTCAAAGCAAACACTACAGGCGCGTCTAATGTTGCAGTCGGCAAAGACGCTTTAATTGCTAACACGACTGGTCAGTCGAACGTAGGCATTGGTCAATCAGCTCTAGCATCAAACACAACGCAATCTCAAAACGTTGCGATTGGGCATGATGCTCTTAACAGTAACACCGCAAGCAACAATACTGCAATCGGCTACAAAGCCATGGAGAATAATACCAGCGGCACAAACAACGCAGCTGGTGGAGCCTTTGCGTTAGACGCAAATACTACTGGCAATAACAATGTTGCTTTCGGATATAA